ATACCAAATTGTTCAAAGTATTTTTTAGGAAATTTATATATTGATTGCCATGTAGATATTACTACATCTTTAGATACTTGTTTATCATAACCACTATAGATTTTTTGCATATATGCATCTAACCAACCATAATCAATAAAGTCAGAATACATCTGTTCAACCAAAGATGTTGTTGGAACAAGTATAAGTATTTTGTTATTTTGTGAGGCTTTTAAAAGTAATTGATAGTACCTTACTAAGACGTAAATAATAAGCGATTTACCAGAAGCAGTAGGACTAAGAAGAAGTGCCCTATGTTTTCTAATTGCGTGAGATATTGCGTTAATTTGATAGTCACGTACTTTGATACTTTTTCCATTAGATCTAAGTCTAAGTCCTCTGATGAATCCAAGTAGTAGTTCTTTTTCAATTTCTTTTTCATCTTGTAAATCCTTGTCTACGGAATATTCTTCATTTAAATCTTTTAAATATTTAGTTAAGTATGTGAGTAAACCAAGATACAGTTCTCCTGTAGCTGGTGAGAATAATCTTATTTTACCATCCCAAATACGATTTCTAAACGCAGGCATAAATCTTGCGCCTGGAACTTCAAAAGTAAAAAAATCAGATATAGTTCTTGCGATACTTGGTTCTGCGTTTACTTTAAGATATACTTCGTTCTTCTTAGATATTTCTATCATTAGATAGCACCATCTACAAACTTTCTCCATTCAATCGCATTTTTAATATCCCAACCTCTACTTTGTATTTGTTTTAATATTCTTTCACAAGAGTCCATACAGATTTTATTATACTCTGTCTTTTGTTTAGCTTTGATAAGTTCTTCATCTGATTCTAAATATATGTGTATATCCTGTTTTAATATTTTATGATCAAAAGGATTGTCACGATATATCTGTGGATCAGCCTTACCACCATAATATTCCCATTTTTTTCTATAAAGAATACGATATTGTGCATCAGACATTAATTGTAATTGTCTAAAGTTATTATAGATATTTAAATATTTTTGGTGTAGGTTTGCAGTTTTTAAAGATTCATCTCCTAACTCAACGTCATCAATCTTTAAATCTTTTTCTGCTTGTTTTTGCAATTCATCTAGTGTCATAATAATCCATTCTAAAAATTGAGTAGGGGTGTAAAACTTACTCGTTTTATATTATTTCTTTCTATTAAGAAACTTAGGATTGGTGTTAAAGTTTACCATCTCCTACTCTAATATATTTATAATACTTGAAACTCATACAAATCAAATTGAAACTGAACATCAGCAGTTATTCCTTCTCCAGTTGAATCTTGTGTATTATATGTTACACTAGATAATGATGATGGATAAAGACCTCTAAAGTTAACTCTGATCTTCGGATTGTTTTTATTAGATAGTATATGCAATGTAGCATCACTTGTCAATACAGATGGATTTACAACTGGTGCATTTCTTACATTAGAAGTCTGTTTAGGAATTACTGGTAATGCGCCAGGCTTTGTTTGTATTTCGTTTCTTAAAGCATTATCAAATTGTTCATTGTCTTTTGGAAATCCTATACCAGTAATCCAATCATGTAACTCACGATAGTTTGCTAAATCCTCTTGGACTATAAAACTAACATTAAGTGTTTCGTAAATGAGAGTATCTCCCATAAATGGAACACCTTTGAATCTAGTATTCAATATTGCATCTCCAGACATACTAATGCCTGGAACATTTGCAGATGTTATTGTATACTCGACATTAGGTAATTTTAGAATATCAAACCTAAACTGTGTTGGGTGTGTATAATCTAAACTACTTGGTTGTCTTTTCAGAGAATTAATATTAACTGCCATAGTGATCTCCTTCACTAGTATTTATAATGGCTTTGAGGGAAGGACTCGAACCTTCACGCAAAAACATTTGCACACAATAAACAGTTGTGCGTGTCTACCAATTCCACCACCTCAAACTATTTAAGCAGCTAACTTAACATTTATTCTGTCTAACGCAGAAATCATTCTTGTCATGCCAATTCCACCACCAACTCTTGGAATAAAATCATACTTCAAAAATTCATCTAACTCTTTTTGTACTCTATCTTTTCCGAATAATTTGTATAATAATTCTGCATACTCACCATTAGATATTGTTTCAAATGTGCTTCTCATTTGATCCTTATCTGTACTTCTTTCAGCAGAACCTATTGTTTCCATACCATTTAGAATTACATCAATCTTTTTACTGGTAACTCCATCTAAATCTTCATTTCTTGACATATTCCAAAATGGTGAAGTAAACTCTGGAAAGTCTGTGATCATACCCCAATCAATAATTTCTTCGTGTTCGTTTTCCAGTTCTTTTACATTAAACTGGTCACTCCATTCATCATAGGTTTGTATTTCTAATTCTGGAAAACCCATGTGTCTACACAATTCTATTTCCATATTTTTAAGATCATCAACATCGCCAGGCATTTCAAACTCAAACATGGGAAATATTGTTTCATGTCTGCCAGGAATTGCATTTGGTTCTTGTCTATAGCTCGTGGAAACACAAAAAAACCCCTTACTAGAGGGGCGTGTTAATAGTTCATGTTCTAACCACATTTGTCCAGTTTGTGGCAGGGGCCATATGTTCCCCATGTAATTATACGTTGCGACATTTTCTGGATCTTCGCAAGCCGCTAGTATTGATAGTCGGTTTTGTGTGTGTACTTCTTCAAAACCTTTAGATAAAAAAAATGACCTCAAAAGGCCAACTGCATTTGTAAATTTTTTAGGTGATATAAGTTGTGTCATAATTTCCTCTTTTGTCTAAAAAAAGGGGGATAAAAATCCCCCCAAAGTTATTATAGTAATTTTTACTACATTATTACATTAAGTTTTTAACTAAAACTCTTCTGTAGTATACGTTTGCTCCATTGTTAAGAGCTCCGCCGCCAGCATTTGTACCTTCAGCGAATGGATTTGCTGTCATTCCATATCTGGTTTTAAAACCAATTTTTGGTTGGAATGATTGCTCACCTACTGCACGAACCATTTGTAATGGTACATATGGGCAGTAAAAGATACCAGCATCAAATGGTGATGCACCCTTATAACCAGATACAAAGTATTGGTTAGCATCGCCAGAGTTTGCGGCATATGGATCAATGTAAACTTTATGTCTACCATTGAGAACACCAGCAAATGTATTTCCAGTATCATCTACAGTTAAGTTATTATTAAGAGCAGGAGTATAGTCTAATACACCAGCCATTTGAAGTGCAGAAGCAACATCAGCAGAACAGATAATCATGTTACCTTTTCCTCTACGTGTTTCTTGTGCAATATGGTTCGCTTCTCTTTCAAGTTGGAACATAAGTCCTTTGAACTTCTCAACTGACCAACGACCATTTGAGTCAACGTCCATATCAAACTGACCAGCAGTTGAAACTGTACCAGCAGCTGCACCAGGCTTAGCAGAAATATATACTGTTCTTACAACTTCTCTATTAATTTCTGAAAGAATTTCAGAAGAAAGAATATTTGACAATTCTGTTTCTGCATCAAGACCATGAATTGCTTTTAAGTCTTGTGCGAGTTCCATTGAATATTCTGCTTTTAGTGCTCTTGACCTTGCAGTAACACTATGCTTTTCAATTGAGAATGCCATTTGTGAAAAATTAGAAGATCCATCACCTAATTCTTCAGCAGCTGCAGTTGTCATTGCAACACCACTTACATAGTTAGTACTACCATCACCATCATTAAGAACAGCAGGGTTAGTACCTTGCATTTGAGTGTTACCACCTGAGAAGTCATTATCTGCTTCGTTATAGAATGCTTCTGTACCAGTTTGATTGGTGAAACGTGATCTCATTGCGAAAATAAGACCAGTTGGCCCTGTCATTGGTTGAACACCAGCAATGTCATATGCAATAAGATTTGGCATCGCTCTTCGTACTAATGAAATTAGTATTGGATCATAACCTTGAACATTACCACTTGATGGGGCATATCCAGAGTTAGTAGGTGCGGCTTCTGATAAGAATTTATTATCTTCTTTGATAGCCTTTTCTTGATTTTCTAGGATAAGTGAGGTAACAGCCCTACGATAAGCATCATCAATCTTTGGAAGATTTTTATGCTCTAGAACTGGTTGCCACTTTTCCTGTAGTTGTTCTGTATTGAACATCCTGTTTCTCCTTATTTGAGTTTTCTAAACATTATTTATTAATTTACTACTTTTCAACGGCTTTCGCTGGTACATTTCTACTGATTGCATCCATGTAAGCGGCCATTGCACCAGTTTCGTAAGACTCAGAACCAGTATTGGTTTCAGAATCCACAGATTCAGCGACAGTTTTTGCCTTAGGAAAATAACTTTCCTTAAGCGTATCGAGTTTTTCTTTGAAGGAATCTTCATCAGTAAACTCAACATCTTCTACAAGACCTTTAAACTTTTCTGCCTCTGTATCTGTCAGATCAGAACAGGCTTGTGAAAATACTGATTCACGAACTAACTTTGAATTGTCTGACTTCATAGAAGCATTCTTTTCAATTTGTTCGTTGAGTTTCTTTTCTAGTTCATCAATCTTTTCAGCTTGTTGACCTAGTATATCATACTTCTCGTCTGGAACATCAATGTAATGCTCTTCAAACAATGTTTTAAGACCAGAAATAAAGTCCTCTGAAATTTCACCCTTGAGTCCTCTTTCAAGTGCGATTTCATTTTCTTTCATCCACTCTTCTACAACATAGTTCATGTATGCGTCAACTTTTTCAGTTAACTCTACTTTGATGTTTTCGACTTCTTCAGTGATTGACTTGGACTTTTCTTCTTCCATTCTTACAATCTCTGAACGTAGTTTTGATTTGATTGCAGCTTCAAAAACAGTTTTTGCTTTGTTTTTGAACTCTTCTGATAAATCTTCATTTGAAGTTAAAGCATTGACATCATCAGAAACATCTACAGATGCAAGACGATCTTCGATAGTTGATTCGTCAACTTTCTTTTTATCATCTTTATCATCTTTTTTCATGTCCATTTCCATCTTATCCATCTTATCATAAGCGGCTTTAAGTTCATCACCATTCATTTTTTTCATCATTCCGTTCATGGCTTTGATCATTTCCTTATCGGACATTTCTTCTTCTTGCTCTTCATCATCTTCATGCTTTTCTTCTTCGATCTTATCTTGATCTTCTTGAGCTTCAGTATCTTCCATCTTGGTGGCTTTTGCTTTAGGTTCAGCTGCTTTTTTCACTTTGTCATCTGCTTTAGATGGCCCAGAGTCTTTTTCATCAGGCTTTACCACGGCAGGCCCCAAGTCTTGAACTTCACCCTTTGGTTTTTCCATTGCGTCACCCTTAGCGGCACCTTTTTTCAGATCTGCTTTTTCTTCCAGTTCTGATTTTACTTCCGCTTCAAGTTCTTCAATTGTCTTGTCTAAATCTGACATTGGACAGTTCTCCTTGACTTTGATTTCTACACATATTTATAATATTACAAACTTTTAAGAAATTTCGCTAACGCAAGTGCTTCTGCATTTGCCTTTCGTGAACGAGTATCTCTTTCGATTCCTTCTTTTATTTCCGCTATCTCAACTTCTTTGAGTATGCCATTTGACCATACCCATTCTTTACCTTCCATAATACCTTCAACAAAGGCTTGAGGTGCAGATGGGTCTGCAACTATATCGGCTGCAGTAGCCAAGTAGAAGTCATCTTTCACATAATTCGCACCACCCTTAGACTCTAGAGAACCCATGCCTCTTGACGAAACACCAAGTTTTCCACCATCTTTAATAAGTGCTTTCGCAATTTCCCCCATTGGTGTTCCAAGCAATTTTGCTTCACCAACAAAGTTCTTTCCATCAGCTTCAAGTTTAGTTATCATGTGCGAAACTCTGTCCAAGTTGACAGTTGGGCCCTCTGGATGTCCGAGCTCACCAAACGCACGACCTTCAGCAACAAATTCTTTGTTATAGCGTTTTACTTCTTTTTGTAAAACAGGTAGAGGATATACTCTACCATTTCTATTCTTCATATCTGCTTGCATGAAAATTCCACGAATCTTCATGTCTTTTTTGCCGTCCTCTTTCTCTTCTACAATATATTCTACTTCTTGGATTTCTTCTGCGATAAGTTTCATGTTTCTCTCCTAAAATCCAGAAGCGACTACAGGTGTTCCTTCACCAGCACTAGCACGTAATCCTTCACCAGTACCTAAAGTAATTATTTTTCCACCAGCTGGAATATGTATTATTCCAATATCTGCATCATCAGCTGCATTACGAACTATTACCGCTACTGCACTTGTGTGATATACCCAAACCGCTCCAACATTTTTGAATTTTGTAGTTGATGGATTTAAAATTTCTGTAGCTCCAATTACTCTCATTGTTCTATATCCCTATATTGTCAAAACTTCTGATTCAAAGTAGTCCATTAATTTCTTCTCTGGTACTTTGAATTTTTTTGCGACATTTGTTATTGTTTTCTCAAAAGTATTTAGGAAATTTGAAGGTTTTACTTCCATTTCCTTAAAAATTGCGTCAACAGCCTCTTTAACTTTCGGAGAAAGTTTTTTATACTGTTTTGACGTTTTATATTCGTCTTTTTCAGGCAAATTTACCCTAAACTTTTCAAAAGATTTAGTCACTATTTTCCTCTGTATCTGATACATGATGCGTTACATATGTTCTTGCAACATCTTTTCTTTTAGTTTCTAGTGCAGAACCTACTTTTGCAGACAAAGCATCTGTAAAATGTGTTTCTGCTGACAAGTTATCACCACTTGCAATTGAATCTACGAAATCTCTTACACTCATTATTTTTCTCCTTCTGAAGGCTCATTGGTTGCAAACATACCATCTGTTTCTGGATCACCATTTTCTCCGCCTTCTTCATCTTTAATTTGATCTTCTATTTCTTGTATTTCATCATCACTCATTCTAAGTATATGTTTTCTTACATATTCTTTAGAAAAGTATGTACCTACATATGATTCTATTGTACCTAACATATCTAAACGATTTTGCATAAGTTCTGCATTTTTAAGTTCTGTAAAATGACCATCTTGTAAATAATCAAATTGTAATAACTCTTTTATTGCAGGCCATTCTTCAACTGCGATTACACCTTTAAGTACAAGTTGTGTTTTCAACATATCACTGAATAAATTAGAAAACTTTTTACGCAATCTTTGTACAAACTTTGTAAATTTAAGTTCATCTCTTGTTATGTTATCAGAACGTCCTATCTGAAATCCTGTTTCTTCTGCAAGTCTTGATACAGGTACATTTAATGAACGATATAGTTTTTTCTGAAAATATTGTATATCATCTATTTCACCAAGATTAGATCCGCCTGGAAGTGTGGTAATTTCTGTACCTCTTCCACCCTCTCTTCTTGGTAACCAAAAATCTTCTAACATTGACATATGATTTCTATCGTCACGAATTTCACCAGTTTTTGCGTCATATACCAATTTGTTTCTGTAACGATTCATTACATCTTTTAGATAAGCTTCTGCTTTTATCTTTGGTAAATTACCCACATCAATATAGAATATTCTTCTTTCTGGAGCTCTTGATATACGATAAATTACTAATGCGTCCTCTATCATACGCAATTGATTTACAGGTTTGATTGCTTTATTTAAATGTGATAATACATTTCCTCTTGTCATATCAATAAGTCCAGATGGACAATATGATATAGAGTCTGCTGTAAGTTTTACTCCACTAGAAGTACCAGTTGCTTGATCCAATCCCTTATCATTATACAAATAAAAATCTTCTATTTGTCTAATAACATCTAATCCAGTTCTTTGATCTTTTTCTACTTTTTTATTACGAACCTTTTTAATTTTTCTTGGATCAATGTAACGTACTTCTTGAATACCTTTTTTCGTATTTTTAGAGTCAATAATTTTATGATAGTATATTCTACCATCAATATACCATCTTCTGAAAATATCATGTCCTTTTTCATTAAAATCTAAAAGACGCAATATTTCATCAAACTCTTCACGAATTTTATTTTTGATTGTTTGAGAAAGATTAAGTCTATCTAATGAAAGAGAAACAGATTGTCCTTTTTCATCTGATACAATAGACTCATTCACTATATCCTCAATCGCACTATCACATTCTGGTTGTTGTGCAATTGAACGATATCTATTGATTAAATCAAGATCACTACGATCTCTCCCAGCTATATCCAAAATAGAAGAATAAAATCCACCACCAGATATATCATAGGAGCCATCATCTGGAGAAGGAGTCGTTATTGAATCCTTCCCCAAATCTTGTTTCGCTCTTGTTATTCTGAAACCGAAAAGTTCAGCCATACTATAATTCTCCTAGTTAATACCCAACTATTTAGTCGGATAAATTAACTAGATATCACTTGCAGTAAATGAAGTATATCTCCATGTTACATCAAAAGTTTCAATATCACTTACTGTGTCGTATGATAATTCTACTGGTGCAAGAATTGTTGGCCAACAGTTTCTGATAATATATCTTTTCAGAATATTATCTGCTCTGTCTAACTGTTCAACTCTTAGATCAGCAGTATAATCAGAAACATTTACTAATCCAGTATTTGTTTCAAGATCATTTATACCATTCATCCATCTTTCGATTGCATTTCTTACCATAAAATCAGTATCATTAATAATTGTGGTAGTCCATGTTTCAAAAGTTCTGTCACCAGCAAGAAATAACTGTCTACCTCTAAAGTTTACTGCTACTTCTGGTATTGTTTGTCCAGGCAAAGATGTTGCCTTGACTAAAAATTGTGTTCTAACTGCATCCAACCCAGTTGTGATAGTTGTTGGTGTTGTCATTACAACTCTATATTGATTTGCTCTTGCACCACCACCGATAAGATTGGATTTAAAATCGTCTATACTAGCCATCTTTTATCTCCCTTATCCGCCTATCTCACTGAAAGCGACACCAGTTCGCACAGCGATGAAGTTAAGTTGAACAAAGTTAATTGACCTTGCTGGTTTGACAAAGATATCTCCGACAAACTCATTTCTGTCAATCACTTCTCCAGTATTATTTGTTTCGTCTGCGATTACAGAGAAATCACTAATACCTCTTCTTCCTTGTACATCTCTCAAGAAAGGTTCTACTAGGTTAACAAACTGAGCTCTTGTGAACGCATCATTGAACTCAAACATTTGAAACTTAGCAGCGTTTGAAATTGCTTTCTCAAGTACAAGAAATAATCTTCGTACATTAATTCTGTCAAATGCACTAGGTCTTGTTAGAGCAGTTTTATCTCCAAAAAGAACTGTACCTTGGCCTGGGAATGTACATACAGGATTTACTCTGTTTTGATAAAGTAAATCTCTTTCTGCTTTTGATGGGTTAAACGCAAGTTTGGTTACACCACGAACTCCACCTCTGTTATAACCAGCAGGAGAGAACCATGCGTCAGCAACAAGATCAGTATTTGCAGTAATTCCAGCAATGTCACCATTGAGTGGAACATATCTGTAAACATCATTATACTTATCAAACATATACTTGTATCCACTATCGAATACTGCATATGAAGAACTGTTTATATTACCAAAGAATGTAGTTACTGCTGTAGTTTTTGCAGAGTTACTTGCACCACCAACAACATCAGAACTTCTTGGTGAAATAAATGCAACTGCATCTTTTCTTGATTCTGCAAGTGCAACCACATTTTGTGCGTGTGTAATACCATCTGCACCAGTACCACAAGCACCAGACATAATTAAATCTATTTCAGTTGTATCATTGTCGAGTAAATCTAAACTAGTTTTCTTTTCACCTACAGTTGGTGCATTAGTAGATCCACCAGCATCTAAGCCTCCAGTTAAACCAGTATCAATTACTTGTGCATTATTTGATGGTTGTGTATAAGTAGTACCATCAGTTGGTGTACTCTTACCAGCATCAGTATTAATAGAACTATGATGACTGCCCCAGTATACATACTTAGAAGTATCATTTAATACATTTACATAATAATTAGAACCACCTTGTGGTGTTTTTGCAGTTCCACCTTGTGATAAAAATGAAAATGTTTC